GGCATGGCGCCGATATCCGCCGCGCTCCAGTGTGTCCAGGTGGCGAGGCGAAAGATGAGCGAGTGCAGCGAGCTCCTCAGTCGGTTAATCTCGCCCCCGCTCCACTATCGCCTCCAGGGAGCCGTTCTCCAGCATGATTGCCCGCTCCTGCAGGAGATTCAGATCACCGGCGGAAAGCTTCTTCAGCTCCCCAAGGGTGAGCGGGCCGGGGTGGTCACCGATCCGTACGATCTGCCGGCGCAGTGCGTGCAGCCCCAGCATGGTATCGCTCACCAGGAGCTTGTAACCCTCGCCCTCGATGAAGACGGCGCGCTCGCTCTCCTCCGTAGCGTCGATCAGATCGCCGGCACTCGCCTCCCGGATCTCCGCCTCGTGGTGGACTTCCTCGCCGATCTTTAACCCCTTCTTTAACGTGACTTTAATGGTCGCCATGAACTACATCCTCTCGCAGGACATGCCGATCCATTTGACGGGGACCTTGCCGCCTTCCCCTGCGGTGATCTCCGGGGGAGTTGAGGACCAGGCGTTTTTGAGCACCCACACCTGCCCGGTGTCCGCCTCGAAGGTCACGGTGCCGTTGGTGACCGCCTGGATGTCCTCCAGGCTGGTGTCCTTGGTGATGCTGATCACGGAGTCGATGAAGGGCGCCACCGCCTCCTCGGCATAGCCGTGAACCTGGTCGCCGACCACTTCCTTACGGTTCACTCCGCCGACGTTGATCTTGGCGCCCTTATCGGTCAGCATGACCCTGCCATTGAATTTGACGGTTGCCCGCCCCAGTACCTGGTTTGATGCCATTGATTAGTCTCCTACGGTTATGTTGCAGGGAAATGCGATGGGGAGTTTTTTTTAACTACAGGGGGGATACTACGTGGACCTAGCGGGGTTTCATACTTGAAGCGCTTCAAAAATTAAAGCCCCGATCCTATGAAGGAAAGGGGCTTTAATAGTCTTTCATGGTGTAGCCTAAATTTGTTGCTGTGTCAACGGAGAATGATTGTCAGTCGCTAAAGCCTGAACTGCAAGAGGCCGGCGAACTGGATGAAGTTGTTGATCAGGTTGGGCGGGATGAGGGCGTTCACCCGGTTGCGGTTGTTGGCGTCGCGCTCGACGACCAGGTCGGCCTTGAACTGGTCCACGTCCTCCACCAGGCCCGCCTCCTCCCACTCCCGCGCCAGGCAGAGCTGCTCCGCGGCAAGGATGTTGGGCGTGACGATCGCCTGCCCCTCGCCGAACCTGGTGCCGTTGTCGGCCAGCTTATGGCGCGGGTACTTGCCGGAGATCCGGTCGATGAGGGAGAAGCGCAGGTAGCTCACCAGAGCGGGCGTCGTGATGTCCAGGTAGACCTCGCTGGCAATCCCGCTCGCGTTGGTCTGGTTCATGGTGATGGCCCGGTCGATGCGGACCGTGCCTCCGGAGTCGACCGTGTAGGTGGAGATCCCGTCGTAGAGGAGCACGTTGCGCTCCTGGCCGTCCCAGGCCACGCCCATGGCCGGAGGCAGCAGCCCGGGAAGCGGCAGGGTCTTCAGCTGGCGCGCCGGGTCGATGGCGAGCGCCGCCGCGGAGACGATGCCGTTGACGGCCGCCCAGATGTAGGGCGGGTCGGGCACGACGTTGGTGCCGATGCATTCCATCAGGAAGCTGTTGCGGGTGGCGCCGTAGGTGCCGGTGGCCGAGTTGGTGCCGCGATATGCGGTGAAGCCGAGGCCGTCGATCTGGCGGGTCGGCAGCCAGCGGGAGGCGAGCTCCGCTTCCAGGATCGCCATGGAGCCGGCGTCGGCATAGGGCAGGATGATGGCGTTCCACTGTTCGCTCGCCATGGCCGCGATGACGGGGGTAATGTCGGGATTGGCGGTGCCCCCGCTCATGGCGGTGATCGTGACGCTGATCCCTGCCGGCAGCGCGTCGCCGATCTGGTAGTTGATCCGGAGATCGATGTCGTTGCCGGTGAGCCCCTTCCACCTGCAGGTGAGGTTCACCTTGGCGGGGTTCGCCCCGTCGACCGCTGCAGTGACAGGCATGGTGCCGTCGGCGTTGATGGCGGCGGCCACTGCAGTGGCCAGCTGGGCGGGGGTCATGGCGCTGGTGATCCCCGTCTGGTTCAGCTTGGCGGCGATATAGAGGTTCAGGGTGCCGGCGGTAGTGGCCGAGCCAGTGAAGAGGAGCGCCCCTAAGGCGGCAGCACCCGCCACGTTGTCGGCCAGGGCGAAGCCCCAGGTCTCCAGTGTGGTGTCCGCGTTCTTCAGCGCCCGGAACATCTCAGTGATCATGGAGCCCTTGCCCCAGGCTACCTGCGCCTCGTCTCCGACGTTGATGGGGACCAGGGTGTTGACGGCGGCGGCACCGCCCAGGGCCTGGCCGAGCACCAGGACGCGATAGCGTGTCTGACTGGTACCCTGGCTGGCGCGGGAGGGGTCGACCTCGATGGCCACGAAAGGGACCCGCTGGTTGGGGATGTTGTTGAATGCGACGGTCATTGCTGGTCACCTCCGGTTGCTTTCTTGGCCGGCGCGGCCGGTGCGGCCGGGACTCCGGGAGGGTCGCACTGCACGACGTCCTGGTCGGATTCGCGGCGCAGCCAGAAGGCCGATTTGGGTTTCTCCTCCCCCTCGGCGGCGAGCGGCAGCCGGGTGGCCGGGTCGCGCACGATGAGCCCCTCCCGGGACGGCTTGATGAAAAATGATGCGGGCATGATTGCTCCTTTAGTCCTGCGGTAGATTGATGTCGGTCTGCGCCTCGAGGACGCCGTCGGAGGGCTCCAGGTCCCAGTCGCCGTGGAATTCCTCGAAGTTGTCCAGGACGCTCAGGTCGGGGATGTCGTCAAAGTAGGTCGGGAGGGTGAAGAGGCAGGCGTACAGCGATACGCCCTTGGTGTCGATAGTTCCGCTGTACAGATTCTCCACCCGCTCCAGCTCCAGGGTGCCCACGTCCGGGACGGTTAGGCGGTCGAAGTGCGGCGCCAGGAGACTGATGATCTCGTAGGCGCCGATCTGGACCGAGTCCCCGCGCCGGCGCGCGGCGGCTCCGCTGGCATGAGCCGTGATGACGAAAAAGGACCAGCGGCCGTTGATCCCGACGATGGTATCCTGCTCCTTGATGCGCGGGCCGCCGGTGAATGCCAGGTAGACCGCCGGCGCGCTGATGATGAGCCTCTTCAGCATGTCGGAGTCCCAGTCGCCAGGCAGCGAGTCGACCGCCTTGAGACGTCTGCCGAACAGCTTCTTGATCTCGGCGATCAGGTAATCTTCCACATCGATGAGGAGCATCTAGTAGTTCCTCAGCCTGTCTTCGGTAAAGATGCTGGGACCACCCTTGGAGACATGGATGAGCGGTTCGGGCGCGGGGGACTGGTTGTGATCCGGGTTCAGGTCCATCTTTCCGGTCATGACCAGTTTCAGGGTGCTCACGGCCTGGGTATAGCGCTTCTCCACGAATTCCGGCACCAAGGAGCCGTAGAGGTAGAAGCGGTAGACATCGCACGCTAGACGCACCAGGTTGGTCGGGATCACCTCAAGGGGGAGCTGGTACAGAGGGCGCAGGTAGGCATCGATCTCGGCGTCACCGTCCAGTTGAGCCTGGGCGAAGACGTCGTTATTGAAAACTCCGGTGTTTTCCCTGTCGGTAAGCTGCAGCATCTCTTCGACGCTGAAGCGCTTTTCCATGTCGCTCTGGGTTGCGTAGGCCATGATTCCCCCGGGTTGCCGCTTACTGCAGATCGATGCAGGTCTGGTAGGTTGCCGAGGTTCCAGAGTAGCGCTGGAATACCAGGGAGGTGACCCCCTTCTTGAGTCCCACCTCGCCGGTACCCAGGGGAGTCGGCATGCAGGCCGTATTGGTGTTCAGGCAGCGCTTGACAGCCAGGCCCGCGCCGGTGGCCGGGTTGACGGTGGCGAACTGGGCCGCTCGGTAGTCGTCGACCGCGAAGGTGGCGATGGTCCCCTTGGTGGCCGTGGTCGTGGTACAGGCGCTCTTGGACGGTGTGGCGTTGAGGGCTTTCAGGTTCTGGACGGGGAGGCCCTGAAAATAGTCCATGTCGCCGGCATGAGTTGCCTTGACATTGGTGGCCAACGCCGGCGAGCAAACTGCGACAAGCAAGAGGGCGGTAACGAAAATCAAGTTTTTCATTGTTTTCTCCAGGCCGGAGGCGATGACGCCCCCGGCTTTTTGGTCAAATGTTAATGGACGCGGTGTTAGTCGGCCGGCGGAGCGGCGCCCAGGAGAACGACGTCGCAGATCCCCAGGGAGTTCACGACCGGCAGCGGCTTGGACTCAGCCTGCAGATCGTAGCCGCTGCCATCGAGAAGCCGGATCGGCTTGATGAAGAGCGGCATCGGCTCCAGGTTGCTGTCGAGATCGTCCAGGGCCGCATAGGGCATCTGGTGCCCCGCGTCCTTGGCGACGGCCTTAAGGGTGTTGGCGGGGATGATCGAGGTGAAGGCGCCGGTCTGCGGGTCTATGTACTCCTCGCACCTCAGCCAGATCTTGGTTTGTCCGATCATCACGAACTCTTCGTTGGTTTCCAGCTTTACGCCTGCCTCCATGATGAGCTTGGAGGAGGTCAGAACCCTGGAGACCAGGTCGAAAAGGGCGTTGTAGACGTCCTCGCCGGCCCAGTAGACGATCTCGCCGCTGATGCCGGAACGCTGGAAGACTTTTCGGATCTTCACGAGCATTTTCTGGATGTCCGAGATCTTTATCGTGGGGTCGTCCAGGAGCTTGAAGCTCCCGGCATCGAGGGCCTGGGGGGCGCCGTAGTCGATGGAAAAGGTGTCGTAACCGCCACCTTCGAGCGCCACGGGGTAAACGATCTTGCCGGTGAGCGCCCGGGCGCAAATCGCCTCGGTTGTCGCGCGGACGGTCTTGCGCAGGATGTCCGTTTTGGTCTGCGCCCAGGTCTCCAGAAGCGATTTGCTGTTGGCCTGCTGCATGAACATGCGCAGGTTGTTGAGGTCCACGCCGTTGACGCCGATTTTCGGCTTAATGGGGAGCGGCTCGTAAAACTGGGTCTGGCCGGTGTTGCCCCCGATGGAGATGGCCGGAGCGCCGCGCCGGGAAAGTGCGATCGTCTTGATGAACTGCTTGACGATATCGCTACCGATCAGCGGGGTGGGCTGCTGCGGCCGATTGGTGAAGAAGGTGTCCATGCAGACGGTCGGATAGGCAGGTCCGAGGATCTGCAGGTAGCGGACAATCGCCTCCTTGGTGTACCGTACCAGTCGCAGGCCCATTCCGGGCCGCCGCCCGGGAACTCTCCCGCCTCGTTCATCAGCACTGCCCCCAGGCGCCAAGGTTGATGACCTTCGCGTTATCGGTCACCAGGAACCTGCTTCCCTGCTTGCGCTCCAGTATCCGGTCCAGCTCCATGTTGTTCATAGCGAACACGGTGCCGTCCGCCCCGGGCCGCGCCAGGGGATTGCCGTTAAGGGGGGAATCCTGTTTGGCCAGCTCGCGCACACCCCGCAAGGCCGACTCGACCACGGGATCGGTTGCTTGCTTGGGCTGACCGGGACGAATCTGCTCCAATAACTTTATGACACGCTTCAACATCGGTGAATCCCCCTTTAAAAGTGTGGGTTAGAGTGTCCAGTCCGCTTGAATTCCTGACAGCAAGCGGCAACGTAAATGCCTCCGAAAAGGCCGATTATAAAGGCCGGTATCAGCCACCAGGCGCTGATCATAGCTTCACCCCGCACTTGGGGCAGGTCCGTGAGAGCTCCCCCCTGGTGGGGTTACCCATGCTGTAGGGCCGCTCGCGCTCGATGCGGCAGCGCTCCAGGCTGATCGCACCGACAACCGGGCAATCGACCGTCTCGTTGCTGTATTTCTCCATGATGATCGGCGTCCACTTGCGCGGGCTCGGATAGGTCCCGGAGGCCAGCTGGCTTACCAGGGATGGTGTGCAGCCGAGCTCTGCCGCGACCTTGGAGCTGCCGCCGATGCCGCGCTCGTCGTTGCGCTCCAGGATGGCCTGGGCCAGGATCTCGCGCGCCTTACTTTCCATCGGCGCCTCCGCTCCAGACCACGGCGCCGGTGTTCGGGTCGTAGACCTGCTTTACGCGCTGGACCTGGGGGGCGAGCGGGCCGCTGTAGCGGGAGGGTACGGTCCGGTACCGGGCGCGCCCTCCGGTCGTTTTGGAAGCTTGCACAAGGGTGAGATAGCCCGCCTTAACAAGGTGATAGACATAGTCGGCGGCTTCGATCTCGCTGACCTTCACGGTGTCAGTGCTGGCGAACACGGCCAGCTCCACCACGCTGAACTCCCCCATGATCTTAGCGGTGCGCCAGAGGTTCTTGCGCCCCTGACCCTGGGTGACCTGACTGCCGTCCTTGCGGACGCGCGGCGGATCGGCCGGGGCGAGAGTCGTATCCAGGATGTAGGTGACCGAGGTCTTAACGGCCGGATCGATGCTCAGGTATCCGGCTGCCGTGAGCCCCTGCAGGTAGCTCTTCACCGTGCTCT